TGACTTAAGTTTTACATCCATGCTGTCCTCCAAGATTTAAATTTATCTTGTATGAAATCAAACAAACCATAATAGCTTGTTTCTGCTTTTAATACTCTTGCAAATACAGCATTATCTATCTCAATTCCATTATGGTAAAGCTTTAGTTCACCTTTATCTCTTTCGTAAGTGATTAAGATGGCATCGGTCTCTGCACCTAAAGTTTGTGTAATGTCTCCGCTTGTTCCTGATTTGAAATCAACTTCTCTAATGTTGCTTACAAATACTTCGGACACATCTTTTGTCACGCTTGGTTTTTTATCTTTTTCATCCATGTTATACTCCTGTTATTACTACGCCTTTATATCAATACTGATAATAAATGCAAGGATTAAATGGGATATCTATGAAATTTATTCTTACAATGTATGTGTGTTCTTTTTTACACCAGGACTGTGCTCCAGGCGTTGTATATCCTACACATTTTGATAGTTGGTATGATTGTACAATGCAAGCCCAGGTGGAATCAACACAATTATTATTGTCAATACCACAAGCCCTAGTAGAAGAAAATAAAATAGCCACTAAATATACCTGTATTCAACTGACAGATGCATAGGGTTGTATTAATACCATAATATGTTATATAATCTCTCATGAGCAGTTATCGAATTCAGATACGATCAGAAGGTAAGCACTATGATGGGATAATTGATGCTCAGGACGATGTTTCGGCTTTACGACAGTTCGGGAAAAAACTGACCAATGGTGAAATCGAAGCAAAAGATGAAGTTCTTTACTCACCACAAAGAATTTTCATCACATATGAGGAGCTAAAAAATGGCACTACAAAAGCTAGTATCGGAGAAGCTTCAGTTGGAGTCCAAGTGGGCGAATCAAGCGTTACAACAGGGCAGAGTAACGACTGATATGAAGTGGATAGATATAAGAATTAAAGATCTGAAAAAAAGAATCAATGAACAAAGTGTTCTTGATGCATCGCAGGATCTTGTTACAAACAGCTAGTAAAAAAGACTAGCAACCTATAGAAAAATCATTTATAACAAGGGCTATCTATGGCTGTAAAAAAAGGAGATAGTTATGCACATATTCCTAACTATATTAGGCATTATATCGAATCAACCGAGCGAGGCCACATTATTAAAATTGTTACTGAAGGCGGAGTCGCAACATACAATTGTGAGTGGGCTGATTACAAAAGATCAGGAAAAATTACCAGACCAAAAGATTAAAGAATTCCTAGATTTCTAAGTTCGTCCGGTGTCCGTTGTTTGCTGCACATTGTGCAGTCTACTCGAATCTTTTCAGTTTCAGAAGTATCTTTCCAAACCCATATTTCTCGAGTATCCCCGCATCTTACACAAGGTGTTTTTTTCTCTTTATCCATTTCTACTTTCGCGTCTGCAAATAATTTTAACATAGCTCTATAAGCTGTTCCACCATGATACTTCTCTTTTGTATACATATTAAAAAAAATTACCTATTCCTAAAGTAGCTGCACCAATAACCACGAGCCATATTAATCCTTTAATTAAAAAAAAGTAAAACCCTCCTACAAGTAAATTTTTATATATCTTTTTTTTCATATTTTAGTCAATTAATGGAAAATAATTATGAAGTAATTCATGAGTAAACTCTTCTTTGTGTCTTAATACTTGTAAAGGAATAACGTCAAAAGCAATGGTTATTCTATGTTTTTCATCATTTAACCATTCAGAGCTTCTATGTAGGTCTCCTTCTGATTTTCCTATAACACACAAACCATCTCTACTACTAATTCTATAAATCTTTTCTTTATCATGAGGTATTTTATAATCAGTATGGGAATTATATTTCCCCTCTGTATTTACACAATAAAAACCGTGATAAGTTTTAAACTCTTTATCCCAATGCTTATGCCAGTCTATATTGTTACCTTTTTTAAAAATATTTGCCCAGCAACGTATATAATATTTAGTGTTTTTCTCTAGAATTTGACTAAAATGTAGAGTCATATTTTTATACAATTTAGATAATTCACTGCACGGAAAAGAAAACAAATTGTATTCTCTATGATAATATGAAGCTAGACATCCGTAAATATTTTTTCCTGATGGAGGAGGAAAATTTTTTTGAAAATGGTTTTCAACATGGCAACAAGTTTTGTATAATTTATTGTTATCAATATCTTTAAATTGCAATGCCCACAAATAGTTTTTAAATATTTCTGTTTTCATGTATCAAGTTCTGGCCTTGAATAAACCCACATATAGTTTTTCTTATAATATTTGTAAAATTCTTTGTCTTTAAAATAACCTGCAATACGATCAGAAGGCACTTGATCTGATACAATACACTCTGCCACATTCTCGTATTCAGATTTTTTTAGTTTCTTACTCATAAAGCATACTCAAAGTTTTGTGTTGTTGGGTTAATACTAATTAGTTTTGCTTGATTCCTAATATGAAAATGCGTAGCTACAGGAGTCAAAGGAGAAAGAGTTACTACTTTTTTAATTTCTTTTTTACATTTAATAAGGTCTATTACTTTTTGTATAATTTCTCTGCCAGCTCCTCTTTTTCTAGACCAAACCGTATAAGCAACCGCAGTATTTGCATCCTTTTTAAAAGATGCGTTTTGGGACATGATGTCTAACTCTTTTACAGATTTTGGAATATCATTAGTATAAGCAATACAAACAATCCCTTCAATTTCATTATTAAACTTAAGACCATATATTTTTCTTCCGTAGCTCTTTCTAAATTCTAAATCTAATTCAGGTCTAACAGGATCTTCTTCAACGTTGATAGAATTAAGTTCTACTAACTGAGTTCCTTTAACCCATTTAAAAAAATTATCTATTTTATCTTTAATAATATCCATTATTCTAAATTTTTTCCAAAAAGTAATGTATAACTTACTCTTCTATTTTCTACACCATCTTTCATTGAAACACTATTACTTTCATGAAAGTAGGCTCCATTAAAAAAAATAGCTCTATTACTTTTATACGCTATTTTAATAGGAGAAACATTATTTTCCATAATATATTTTTTCATTTCATCAGAATTATAATTCCAATCTACTCTTTTCCAATCCGAAGGGGGTAATAGTTTGTAAATATTTAATCCATTTTTACTCGAATCTTCTACACTTTCATTAGAAGATACCCAAACATTTAAATTAATTAAAGATGGATCTGCGTGCATAGGAACACCTTCTTCATTTTCAAAATAAACAAAACTCCAACCTCTTTGAAATTCAGGCAATACGTATTTATTCTTTATTTCTTTCACTATTAAATCTGTGATGTAATCTTGGCCAGGTTTATAGTTAGTAGCACCGTAAGTTTTATACTTATCATCAAAATATTTACCGTAAAGCACTCTTGTTTTTAATATATCTAAACACTCTTTTGTAAAAAAATTATCAACAATCTTAATATCATCGAGTTCTGTTAAAATTTGATTATTGTTAAGTGCTTTTATTTTACTCATTTTCCTTAGCTTCTCCCCAACTCTGGCCCAAAGCTACATCACATTTAAAAGGTACTTTTAAGTTTTCTACAGCATTTTCCATTTTACTTTTTATAACTTTAACGTCAGCGTCAGTTCCTATACTAAAACATAATTCATCATGTATTTGTAATAAAGGTAAATGTCCTGCCTTATAACAATCAATCATTGCTTGTTTAGCTTGATCAGCTGCAGATCCTTGTATTAGTCTATTTAAAGCTTTGTAAGTAAATGCTCTTCTTATGTTATTTCCATAATTAGCTTTAGCTTCATTGTAATTCATAGCTTGGTTCATTCCAAACGTGGCAGGCTCCCATTTATCAAACCTACATTTACGTCCTTTAATAGTTCTAATAAAACCAAACTTACTAGCAGATTGCGTTACAGCACTAGCTAATTTTTTTACAAAAGGGACTCTTGAATTGTATTTATTTAAAAGGATCTCTGCTTTGTCCTTACTAATTCCTAATTCTTTTGAAAGCTTTGCTTTACCCATACCATAAAACAACCCTAAATTAATTGTCTTGGCTTGTGTTCTAGATATATCAGCCATATCAGCTACAATTTGGTGAAAGTCTGCAGACTCATCTTCGTAAGCTTGTATAAATTCCTCAGACCCGTCTAATTTTTCTCCTATAGATGCAGAGTAATGGGCCACAAGTCTTGGCTCTTGTTGTGAATAATCAAAAGATCCCCACTGTCTTCCCTCCTCAGGTAAAAATAAACTTCTAATTTTATTTCCGTATTCTTTATTTCTCGCTGGTATTTGTTGAAGGTTTGGATTTGCATAAGACAAGCGTCCGGATACAGTGCCTCCTTGATCTGAACGTAATTGGTTTATCTCTGCATGTATTCTTCCTTTATGAACATATCTTTGTATAGAATCAATAAAAGTAGAATGAAACTTATTTATTTCTCTTGCCTCTCTGACTAGAGCAGCAATTGGATGCTCACAATTTTGTAACCAGTTAGTTGTAAATGATGGCTCATTTGATTTTGCTGTTCTTGGATATTCAACACCAACTCTGTCAAATACTTGCGCTACACTTCTTGCAGCCCAAATATCTACAGCAATTGTCGTTTCCTTTTTAATTTTATGTAATACTTCGGATTCCTTTTTTCTAAATTCTTTTTTTAATATGTGAGCTTTTTCTTCATTTACTCTTATACCTGTCTGTCTCATTTTTATTAAAATTGGTAACAGATCCATTTCCATTTCCCAAACATCATTAATAGATTGTTTTTGTACTTCAGCTTTAAATCTATGCCATAACTTTAAAGTTAATGCTGCGTCTTGCTCTGCATAAAAACCAACATAGCCTGCAGGCATTTTCCATAAATCTTGTTTAGGATCAATACCCCATTCCTTTGCTTTCTCTTTTAAGAAAGTCTCATTTTTTATTTCACCTAAATAATCTTTTGCACATGCATTAAGAGAAAAGCTCCATCTATTTTCATCAATAAGAGCTGCAGCAACCATTGTATCAACAATCTTTCCATTAATTTCAAATCCGTTTGCTAATAACCAACCCACATCGTAAGAAGCATTATGAAATATTTTTGTGCTAGGTCTTTTAAGTAAATCCACCATCCAAGCTGTTGTAACAGCTAGATCCATATTACCACCAGCATCGTGTGCTATTGGAAAATACCATTGTTTACCCAGTGCAGCCACAGCAAAACCTACAACATGGCCCTTACCTGTTGCCCAACCTGAGCCTAATTTTTTAAGTTCGGGATCTTTTGTTTCCAAATCAATCGCAACTTCATCTGCTTCTCTTAAGTCAGGATATTCTGATGGTGCTACCCAATCAGAGTCATTATATATAAAATTTAATTGATGACTCATGAATCTTGCATTTGAGCTACCATCGCTGCCCACTCCTCTTCTTTTTCAATAGAATCATCAGGAAGTTCTACTTTCTTTTTTTTCTTTTTCATAAAATCTATCTCCATCTCACAATAATGAATTATTTTTTCTAAATCTTGAATTCCACCTTTGTTTTTGTATCTGCACGTATATCTAATTACATTGGCTTGAAAAGGATTAAGTTCGTTTTCTTGAATAAACGTCCAAGGTTCGATGACAAAAGATTTATAGTGAGATCCACCAATTTGTTTCTTAGGCATAGTTACTTTTATACAATTTATAATATTTACTCAAGGGAAAATGATACTTGTGATATGTACCTAATAAATGCAGTGTATTAATACTTCTTGTAACGCCTGTATACCACACTCTAAGTTCTTTGATTCGGTCTTCTAAACTTTTTCTATCAAAATGTGAAGGGAAGTTGCATTTAGCTGATATTACTACATTGTCCGCTTCTCCTCCTTTAACTTGGTGAATGGTGTCTATAATAATTCTTGCTTTGTCATCTAAATTAAAATTGTTATTTAGAAGTTTTCTAAAGTAGATTTTTTCCTTATCTTTAAACTTTCTTTGAAAAGCATCCATCCAATCTTTTTTTTCTTCTACCATGCCTCCTTGTAAATGTAATTCATCAAAATTAAATACTTGATTAGGGTGAGCAAAGCTCCACTTCTTGCTGTCCGTTGACCGGTAGCCGTGATCTATGTTTAATAAAAAATTATACATGTTGCAGGCATCTTCTCTCGTAATTGCACCACCATCACATAGCGTTCGCCAATCACAAATAGCTTTCCATTGATTAATATCAAACGATTTGTTTCCACGCATATCCTGAAAATACAAACCTAATTTTCTAGCTTCATCCTGTAACTCTTTCTTAACATCATTAATTCTTGCAAGGACCATCCAAGACCCTTGTGTTTCCCACGGTATTTTTTTTAATGTACTCCACTTATAGATCGCTCCATCATTACCATTAGATGTAAATTCTTTTTCGATTCGGTGTCCTTCCATACCGTCTAAAATACATTTAGAAAAGAAATGTACTTTCTTATTCAATCTTCGGGATTCTTTTAATATTTTTATCTTCCCAGGAAACGTTTGAAAGAACACTACATCAGCACCATTCCACTCATAAATAGCTTGGTCATCATCACCCGCAATGTAAACTTTATCAGAATGTAATGCTAACTTTACAACCATATCCCATTGTAAAGGTGTTAGATCTTGAGCTTCGTCTACCATCAAAACTTTAAAGGGTATGGGTAAACCTGTATCAATATATTTTTGCACCATGTCTGTAAAATCTAAACGGTCGTTTTTAAATTTACCTGGTGTCGCTTCGTAAGTTTTATATCGTTCGTAACCTGCAATAATCGATTTAAATTGTTGTAGCCTAACTTTTTTACGGGGTTCTCTTTTATATAAATCAATAGGATTCATTTTCATATTTCTTGCTCTATCATAAATTTGTAAAGACCAATTGTTGTATACCTTTTGATCGTCCCATGTAGGTTTGTAATTAAGTTTAACTGTTCCATATTGTGTATGAAACTGAAGCATATCTACTTTTGGATCTAATACAGGTATGTCAGAAAATTGTTGTCTTGCTAAACTATGTAAGGTTCTAAAGTATTTAAAATCATCTTCATCATAACCTTTAAATTGTTTACGGACTCTGTCTCTACATTCTTCTACAGCTTTATTAGTAAAAGATATGTAACAAATCTCATCAGGAGATATCCCCCGCTTTAAAAATCTTTCTACTCTTTTTAAAAGTCTATGAGTTTTTCCTGTTCCTGGTGGGCCAAAAAACTTAATTGTTTTCCCATGGAGCTTTTGCTTTATTAAATTTGACATCCTTGTTCCTGTGTTCAGTTTGTTTTGGTAATGTTGCAACCCAATGTCTCGCCTGTACTCCTTGAAATTTTGCACTTTTCTTACATCCAGCTCCTTGTAAAAATATTGTACAATCTTTTTCGGACCAGTTATACCCTTGTTTTTTCATGAATTGCCTAAAAGTCTCAAGTTTAAATCTAATTTCTTTACCATCTTGAAAAATATTATCGTGTTCAATTTGGTCAAATTCGGTAATCGTATCTGTATCTTCAAAGAATTTTACAATTCTAGTATTAAATACTTCTTTTTTCTCTTCTTCACCATCAAAACCTTCCATGTCTTGTTTATTAGAAATTAATTCTTCTAACCAATCTCTGTAAGGATCGGGATCTCTTTTACTTGGTTTTAAAGGTCTCCAAACAATATCGTAATTTAATAATCTTTCTCCTAATAATTGTTGTTGGTATAATTGTTTTGTATCTAGTTTAACAACTTTGCCTTGTATAGGCAGAAGCCAGTAAGGGTCTGGATATGAATTTACTTTAACTAACTTACCTACTTCAGGAATAGCTTCGTTTAGACCAATACCAAATTTTCTTTTAGCGCATTGTGAAGATCCATTACAATACATTCTTGCAACAGAAGTACCGCATTTATATGAGTAATCTTTCTTATCAACTTGATCAATAACTTTAGCTATTTCTTTCGGTGTAAGAGGTGGCACACAAATCGTTTTATTCATCTCTCTAATTTCTGCTTCCCAATAATCCTTATCTTCGTTTATTTTTTTACATAAAACACCGACATTAAACATAGCATCATTACGACCTTCACCTTCTCTAATTTGATTTCTAACAAATTTGTTTACACAATTAGGCCATTGTTTGTTTTCGCTGTCCGTTACTGTTTTTAAATTTTTAAATTGCTCTTTTGTAATTACAAATTGTTTTACATGTTCTAAATATTTTTCAAAGGATAGGCTGTTAGCTTCATCATCCATAGCACATCGTGTTGGAAACTTTGCATTTTGATAAGGTAAATTAACAAATTGTCCTTTTTGTTTGTCGTCCCATTTCTCGGGGGTAAGGTCTACGGTATCTTGTGCAGGAAAAATATCTGTCTTTGTATCATTAACTCCTAGATCAGATGCAATAGCTATCATCTTCTTCCTCATTTCAGATGCAGCCACAGGTTCGTCTAAATGTAAAATTAAGTGTAAGCCATTTGATTTTGATCTGTAAGGAACAAATGGATATTTTCTTTTTCTAATTGTTTTTATAAATTTTTTATGATCGATGTTATATCTATCAACATCTATTACTCCCCAACTTGCTGTGGAGTCGTCTCGTATGGGTACAGTACCAAAACTATCTTTACCCTCTAAATGATCAAGCCAGTTTTGATCGGTCATTGGAATAGGATTTATCCAACTACGCCATTCGTCTTTTCCGTCAGATCTTTTCTTACCTAACTTTTTAGACTGACCATGATATGTATCAGACCCTTGGAACAGCTTTTTAAACTGCTCCAAGGATTTATTAAAGTCCATATTTAAAATGGAGTTTTTTCTGATGCTTCTTCTTGGCCGTGTTTTACTTTAACACTTCCACTCATTAAAGATTGTCTAAACTTATAAGCTCTATTAACTAAGCTTTCGTCTTGAACTAATCCTTCTGATGTAATCTCCCAACCATACCATGAACCTAATTGGTTTTTTTCCAAAACAGTTTTCAATCTGTATTGTTGAGTGAATGGTGCAGGTCTAAAGAAACCTTTGCCATCTTTTTTAGGAACTTGCATCATATTCATCATTGAATTCCACTTTTTAGATTTTTTTCTCTGAGTAGATTTCATTGTGATTAATGCTTCGCTGGCCATACTTTCTTCGACTACAACTACAAAATGAGAGGCTGTCTCTTCAATGTAGTTTCCAGATTGCAATCTATCTTTACCGTCATCACCTCTATTTGTTTTAGACATGATATCGCTATCAGCTGGATAGATATTTCTAGGTGCATTACTGCCTTCTTGTCCTCTGTCTGCCCATTCAATGTATTCAAACTTGTAATAAGCAGGTATCACTAACATACCTTTATTACCGTCATAGAGTTTATCTGTAACAGTATTGTAGATCATTCCTGGTTTCGCAGCTTCAATATACTTTGAATCTCCGGCTGTCACTTGTGGTGATAACTGACCTAAGATTTTAAGAAATGGTAACTGCAGTGATTTGCTATCAATGTTTTCAAAACCTTGATCTGCAAATTTTTCGATGTCGATTGTTGCTACTTCGTTTTTACTCTTCGTAGCCACTTGTTTGTCGTTAGACATGTTTACTCCTTCGTTTTTAGTTTTGCTTTATTTGCAATATAGATACCAAATAAATCAAACGGGAGTTCCTTTCCTTTTTCAACTTGTTCTTTAGCAAATGCTTTTAAAGTCATTGGTTCTACCTTTTGCTTCTGCAAATATTTAAAACCAAAGTTCTCACAAACCTTTACTAATTCTGCAACTTGATTGTCTTGTCCTCTGTTAAAAGTTGTAGTAACCGTATTTTTAATAAGGTCACCAAAACCCTTTTCACGAAGCCAACTAAAAGCTTCATCGGTACGACTCTCAGGTATTCTAGCCCCATAAAAGGGCTTAACTTCAACTTGCGTACCGTCAGCAAGTTTAATTGCGTTAACACCAGCTTCTTGCATAAGCTCTGGTATTTTACGTTCCTGATAATCTTTGTATTTAGCTTTTTTAAGAGAAAGAACTTCCTCAGCTTGGTCTATTTCATTTTCAAGTTTTTTCATTTCATTGCAAGCGTCCGAGATTGATTTCGTGCTCGCAGTATCAACTTCTAAATTTGAAAACTTTTCGATATCCATATCTAATTTGGTTTATAGACTTTCTTCTTGCAAAGTCAAATAGAAAAATATACAAGATAAGTGGATATGGCAGAATGGAAATACCCCTATAAGACGAAACCTTATGAACATCAAAGACAAGCATTAGCCGAATCAGCTGATAGGACTACATATGCTTTATTTATGGAGATGGGTACTGGTAAAACTAAAACCACAATAGACAACATCGGTTACCTTTATTTTAAAAAACGAATAGATTCTGCTCTTATTGTTGCACCTAAATCAGTATACACAGTTTGGAGAAATGAAATTGAAATGCATCTACCTACAGAAATTAAAAGATCAGTGTTTGCTTGGAAAGTAGATAAACCTAAATATTATAAAAAATTCTTAACCGAAAAAGATACGCTTAAATTTTTTTTAATAAATGTAGAAGCTTTATCAACAAAAAAAGGATTAGATGAATGTAATAGATTTTTAGTTAACCAGCCAAATAATATAATGGTAATTGATGAATCCACGACCATAAAAAACCCAAAAGCCAAACGAACAAAAAACATTTTAGCACTAAGATGGCGAGCCCGTATAAGGCGTATATTAACAGGATCGCCAGTAACAAAATCTCCATTAGATCTTTATACACAATGTGCCTTCCTTGATCCAGCTTTATTAGGGTTTAAAAGCTTTTATGCTTTTAGAAACAGGTATTGTACTTTTGATGATGTATATGTAGCTAGAGGAGAAGCTATTATGGTACCCGTTGGTTTTACAAACCTAGATGAACTTGAACAAAAACTTAAGGTTTTTTCATTGAGACTAACTAAAGATGAATGTTTAGATATTCCTGAAAAAGTGTATCAAAAAAGAGAGATACTTATTACAGGGGATCAAAAAAGAGTTTATGACAGATTAAGATTGGAGGCCTTAGCAAAGTTTGAGAATGAAACTATTTCTGTTCATAATCAATTAACAGAGCTTTTAAGGTTACACCAAGTTGCTAATGGTTATTGCAAAAGCGATGATGGTGAAATACTACAATTTAACAATGAAAAGCTTAAAGCTATGATGGAAATTTTAGAAGAGACAGACCAGAAAGTAATTATATGGGCAACTTATGTACATAACATTCATGAAATAATTGGTGCTTTAAATGATAAGTATGGAAGTAAATCAGTTGTAGCAATTTATGGAGAAGTTTCTCAACAAGAACGAATGAACGCTGTTGAACGTTTTCAAAATGATGATTCATGTAAGTTTTTTGTAGGTAATCCTACTACAGGTGGTTACGGTTTAACTTTAACTGCAGCTAAATATGTTATTTATTATTCTAACAACTATAATCTAGAAGTACGTAAACAATCAGAAGATAGGGCTCATAGAATTGGTCAAACAAAAAATGTTGTTTACATAGATATTATGGCTAAAGACACAATTGATGAAAAAATTGTACAAGCTCTAAAACGAAAAAATCAACTTTCAGCAAAGACTCTTGGAGACAAAGCTAAAGATTGGTTGCTTTAACCTTTTACCATTGCTTTTTTATATTGTTCTAGTCTTTCTAGGAATTTTTCAGCATATTCGTTTAAGACAGGCTCTGAGAGCTTAAATTCTTGGTATTGTAGGTCTCGGGTAGCAATAGACACTACACCCTGCTCTATGGGTCCGTAATGCGTTTTATGGGCTAAAAAATAGGCACCTAACTGACATTTATAGTCTTCCACCCATTCTTCTCTTTTTGGCTTATTAGATTGCTTAAAATCAATAATAGATGGTTTTCCATATGCAACACCAACTAGATCGGTTGTTCCTGCGTAATCTTGGTTATAAGCTAATGAAACCTCATTGCCCCAAACTTCGTCAATCTTTAAACTATCTTTAATTACCGCTGCCATCATTCTAGGTTTTTTACCTTCTTCAGTCTCATTATAATATTTTTCATTATTATAATAATATTCTAATACTCTATGCATTTCAGTTCCAACACTTGAAGCATTGTTCATAATTCTGTCGGCTTCAGCATTACCCACTTTTCTTCTCCAATTATCTAAAAACTTCCTGTCTTTAGTTGCTGAAAGTATGGTTGTTACACTTGGTACAGGGTTTTCATTTACTAGGTATTTTCTACCTGTTTCTGATTGAAATCTGTTATGTTTTTTGTAAGGATATTTTTTGTTAATTTTAATTAGTGACATTACACTAAGTAGCTAATAAATTTACTAATGTCAAAATAATTGCTCCCATTCCACCAACTAATGCAATAAAAAACCAATTAATTTTTTGTCTTAAATCGTCAAGACCTTTATGCATATGATCTTGTGTCTTTTTTAAACCTGTTATATGTCCGTACAAAGCTACAATATGTTCACCAGTTGTTTTAGGATATTTTCCGTTAGCCACGATTTTGTCTCCTTTGTGCTATAGCTGCTGCCGTTGTATCAAATGGAAATAATGTTTGCACTTGTTCTGGAGTAACTTGATTTTGTGGTGTTTGTGGTGTTTGTGGAACTTGTGGTGCTTGTGCCATTTGTGCTCCAACGGGTTGTAACTGTAAGTCATCCGTAATCATTGGATCGTCCGCTTCTTTATCTCTTCCTGCTTGTTCTAAAACTGTTTCTGTATCTGCTTCTACAACTCTATTTAAATAAGCTACCATATCGTTATCTAAAGTCGTGTTGCCCGATGATTTTGTGAAATCACCAGCATACATAGTTTCAATAACAGGCGCTGGTAGATTTTTATCATCATAAATAGGCTGTGGTATTTTGAAAGATAAATTTAGTAATCTTTCTTGTATCTCTTTTGGATCTACAGTTCTAGGATCAACTCTTGGTAAATCTTGTTCTTGATCTGCAAAGTAATTGTATAATCTTGCAAATGCATCTCTTTTTTTTGTAAGTCCTGCCGCTGTAATTTTAGGTACTATACTTCTTCCAGAAAATTGTCTTTTAAGGCCAAAGAAACCTTTTTGAATTTCACCAATAGATTTACCTTTTAATAATTTAAGTTGTTCTTCAGGTAACAGTGCATCGTTCATATATCTTAAAGCTGTAGGGTCTGTAAGCATAAAACCTGCTTTTCTTGCTAAAAGTAAAAAGATTGCAGGTGCAAACGGTGTTGCAACAAATGCTGATCCCCCTAAAAATATACCACCTGCAACTGATCCAAAAGAACCAAGTGTAAATCTTCTTTGTAAGAATGTAGATGTATCTGATACGGGTATGTCAGATATTGATTTCATGTAATTAGTAAAACTAAAAAAGTCTTTAGCTCCATCTTTACCTAACATTTGAATCATTTTTTCTCTTCCAAGATCCTCAGTTGCTTTACCTATACCAAGTTTGTTCATGAACTTATTAATATTAAATTGGGCAAAGTCTTCAGGAGAAAATCTAATATCAGTGACATCAAATACTCCATTACCTGTTCGTACATCTTCAATTCTAAAACCTCTTGCTGTTTCAATAGAATCTGTTCCTAGTCTTTGCATTACATCTTGTGCATACTCGGTTCCAGCTTTAACGCCTGGTGCTAAATCTATTGTATCTCTAAATACAGATCTTGCTTGTGGAGCTGTAGCTGAATCAAAAGAATCTAAAAAAGCATTAAACATATATCTTGCTTTAGCTGCTTTAAATAATTGTTTACCGTTGTCTGTCGCGTATTTACCTTCAGCACCTATTAATGTTTTAAAACTTTTTAAAGCTTCAGCTGAATTTGATTGAAACACGTCTCTTTCCATTGTTGAAAATAATAAATCTCTTGGCAGCGCTTCTCTACCAACAATTCCAAATGTGCCTTTATTAGTAAATAAGGTTCTGTCAAATTTTTGTAATGATCTTGCTGCAGCTGGTGTTGTGTACATATTTAGTACCTTATTAAAAGTAGAATTAGCAAGATATAATTGATCTCTTAATTTCTCTGCATTAGCTATGTTACCTGCAATAAAAGCTTCTGCTCTTTCTGGGCTTTGTTTAGCCAAACCTTCATAAGTTGCTTTAAGTCCAGGATCTTTTAAAAAAGCATTTTTAGTTAAATTAGCACCGAAAGCATTAAAATCATTTTCTAAAGCTTCTCTGATCATAAACATTTGTCTACCAAGTGTTTTGTAGTCTGTACCTTGAATTGCATTATTTAACATTTGTATAACTCCTTTATATTGTTTAGGAGTAATCATGTTAGTTCCAATAGCATCCATAGCCTCGTAAAATAAGTTTATTGGATCACCTGATCCTTTTAAAACTTCATCAATATTTTTAGATTGCATAGCTCTTCCTGTATCAGGAAACATGCCTGTTAATGATTGTTTAAGTTCTTGTGCTTTTGCTACTGTTTTCTCTAATGAAATAATAGCTGGGTTTCCTACGGTGTCCGCTAATCGTTCAAAGGCATCGTACCTAGCTCCTATGAGATCCATATTATCATTAAAAACTTTAGCTGCTTGATTATAAATAGAGTGTGATAATGCACCTGTTTTCATAAGTGGAGCGTATGCAGTTAATTGATCTAAATACATTTTACCTGCCTTTTGTTCTGCACCTTGAAAAGCTTGATTAGCTATTGGACCAATAAATGGAAATACACCTACTGTTTTAAAAAAAGTTTTTCCAATACCTGAAAAAATACCACCGTCCATTGCTTGAATTAATGGAATAGGTAAACCTTTATCTCTTGCATACTCTGCTAGTTCTTTTTGTTTAGCTCCTGTTGTACCAAATAATTTTTTACCTGCTTTACCTAATGGACCTACAATTAAAGGAGTTAATAAAGAAGCTCCTGCATTCCAATAAAGAGCTGACTTCATCTCATTTAACGCATTTAAAGTCATATCAGAATTTACTTCTTTCTCAGGAAGATCAGCGAAAGCATCAGATATTTGTGAAGCTATAAAAGTTCCAGCTTGTTCATTTAGCATATCGTAAGTTACTGAACCTGCTCCTGCTCCTGCCGTACCACCAAGAATAGAATAAATTTCAGCTCTACCTAAAGGACTTTGTAAAACTTTTGCAGGTACATCTGCAACTCTACCTAATAATTTAAATGCACCACCTAATAATTTTAATCTTCCTGGTAATTTATCTGCCATTGCACCAGCAACTTGTGCCATTTTACCCGGTCCTTTTTTCCAAAGATTACCTGATTTAGCTGCACCATAAATTTGCTCTCTCATTACTAAATAAGGTGCAATTGAACCTGTTATATCTCCAGCAAATACAGCTGTTGGTCTTCCTTTAAAAAAAGAATCTTCCTCTGCTAATGCTGTAGCTATTGGATCTTTATAATATTCTTCTTCTCTAGCTATTGCTTTTGCAGCACTATCTCTTTGTTTTTGTAAAACAGACAGTGAAGGACCCTTAAGATCGCCTCTTTTAATCAACTCATCAATAATTTTTCTTTGTTTAGGAGAGAGTTTATTTGGATCCAAAGCTTTACTATCAAGTTGGTTTTGTAATTGTTCTATTGTTGCCATTATTTGTCGAACTCCTCTAGTAAACCAGCTTTATCTAAGCTTTTAATGAATACATCACTAATTGTTTGACCTTCTTGTAATCTAAATTTATTTTGTATTCTCATATTTTCTAAGGTTCTTTCAAGGCCACCTACTCTTCTGTAATCATTTTCGTATCTGATAATATCATCTTGTAATTGTTGTCCGATTGCTTGAATTGATGCTTGCACAGATCTTGAACCTCTTGTTAATGTAAATAAGTTTACAAGTTTTTCAGCTGCTTTAACATCTCTAGCTGTTAATCTATCTTTATCTTTAAATGAGTTAGCTAAGGCATAAACTAAAGTTGTTTCTGCAACAGCTAATGCTTCTAAATCTTCGGGTGATATTTCTTCATTACCTGATCTACTTTGTATTCTACCTACAGACTTGTTGTAAAGTTTTCTAAAATTAAGTTTATCTAATAATTCTTTTTTAGTTTTTTCATCCAAGTCAGATGCTTCTACTTTAGCTATATAACTATCTGCAATAGCCCGCGCTTCATCTTTTGAACCACCGAAGCTAAAACCAAAGTCATTTAAAGCTGAGCCAAATCTTGATTTAAATAAATTTATAGATCCTTTTATTCCAACAGTCTCTGGCTTCTGTGCAATTTTATCTAATACATCATTAGCTATTTTAAATGTTTTATATCTATTAGATAATGTATCTCCAATCTTAATTGTTTCTTTGTCTACTGTTTTCTTATCTAAAAATTGGTTAACTGTACCAAATCCAGGAACATTTGCTTGACTTGATATAGGTGCATAAATTTCATTACCTCTTTGGCCTACTTGACCTGTAGCAAACTCAATTGTTCCACCTTTAGTTTGTCTTCCTTTAACATTTATTGTGTTACCATTATCATCTATAAATTGAACAATACCTAATTCACCATCAAAAGGTTCACCAGCCGCAGCTTCGTTAAATAATTTCATTTCATCTAGCGCATAGCCTAAATAAGTTTCCATTGATCTGTTGTCTAATTCATTTTGTTTTAGTTTCATTACAGCATAATTACTTACCGCTGGTCCTAAAGCTTGACCAAATACTTCTAAAGCTCCTCCTATTCCATTCTTGTTAGTTGTGCCGGTTAATAAACCTGCTGCTAATTGCGCTAAAAAAGTAGTTCTAGCTAGATCGCCTTGTGGATCCATACCAAGTTCTGATCTTATTTGTTTTGCTCTATTAACTAAGTCTGTTGTATATAATTTACCACCAATAGATTGTTCTGTGCCTTTACCATCTTGAGAAGAATTATATATGTTCTGAGCTGTCGATAATGTATTTTCTTTTACAGGTGCTGGTGGTTTGCTTGGTTCAATCCCTGGTGCAACAACTAATCCTTCATCTTTAGGTACTTTAATGTTTTCATCTTCTGATAATGAAGCGTTTTTTACTACTTTTTCTAAATCTACTACTGTACTATTTCCTACTCTAGTTTCGTTTTCTGGTTGAGTTAACTGATCTGGTTTTACTACTCCTGCAACTGCATTATCAAATTCTCTATATCCAACATTAGCCACAGGAGTTCCTGACCCTCTTCCTGATGCAATTTGTTTCATGTTAGAAGGTACTGGTTTTGGCGCTTCACTGTCTGCAGTTTGTGAAGAGTCTCGTGAGGTCCATCTTCCAGCTCCCTTATTATTTTTAACCATTTCTTCAAACGATACTGTTTTGATAGGATCACCTAACGCACCTTCAATACCAGGCATAAAATCTTTATTAGATGCAGTTGTACCTAATGGTCTTTCTTTAATTAAATCAACACCTCTTCCTACTAATGGGCGTGATGCTCTATAACCACCGTATAATAATCCTATACCAGCAGCATATGGGTTTTTAGCTAATCCATATGATATAGCTGCATCGGCAGCCAATTTTGGAAATCCTGTCATTCCAAGTTTTCTTGTTCCTTCTTCAATAAGAGGATACAAACCAATAGATCCAGCACCTCTTGTCAGGCCGCCACCCATACCAAAAGGAGCACTTAGTAAAAATCTTGGGTCTTTCCAATTTCTTCCAACACCACCCATGTCACTTTTGAATTTTGACCACCAACTAGGTGTTTGAGGAGTATTTATTTTTGCTGGTAATCCACCTACTAATCTTCCCGTTATAGGGTCATAAAAACCACCACCCTTTTGCACATAATTTTGTACACCTCCAGGGACAGTCATTCCAACCATTGTTCCTGAATTTGCACGTAATGGTTTTAATACACCTTTTCTTAAAGCTTGTTGTCGAAACAATGGTCTGTTTAAAACTTTATTGAGAGACATTAGGCTCTCCCTTGGCCACCCTGCATACCTTGGAATGCTTGGAATGCGCTTATACCAGTTCCAATAGATTGTGCTAATTGACTTGTTTGTGGTTGCGTTGATGCAGCAATAGTTGATTGTGATTTTGGACCAGCAGCATAAATGTTTGATAAAAATTCAGCTCTTTGGTATGGTTCATAAGTTTGTTGTAATTGTGATTGTCTAGCTGCGTCTAATGTATTTTGTGCTAACTGTCTTTGTACTCCCCCTGCTTGCATTAATTGATTAATATCAGCTTGTGCCATTTGTTGTTGACCTGAACCTATATTAGCTAATTGAGTTCCAATAGTTCCTTGCATTTGTTGTTGTTGTTGCGCAGCTTGTAAAGCTGTTCCAAAACCTCTTTGTTGAGCTAAACCTACTTGACCTAATCTAGCTCTTTCTAATTCTGCTTGAGCAACACCTTCTCTACCTCCCCCAAAAGCACCTGACATTACAGCGTTTGCTGACAATTGATTTTGTGCTTGTGCAGCTTGTCTATTAATCTCATCTACAACATAAGATTGATAAGGATTAAAAAATTGATTTATGTTAGGTGTTTGTGCAGCAAGTAGTTGTCCGATGCCCGAGGTTACTGTTGGAGCACCCACTCCTGTGGTTCCTGCTGCTGTTAATCCTTGTTGCTCTAAAGCACCAAAAGGTGCAACTTGCATAGAAGGTAATGCTACAGGTTTCTGTGCAACTCCACGAGCTAAATCCATTAACTCTATTTTTCGTTCTTCTATACCAGGAGCTTCTCTTATAATTGACGTTTGTATTCCTGTTCCACTTGATGGTGCAGGGGCAGCTTTACTTCCTCCTCCAAAAATATTTGATATTACTCCCATTAAACTTCTCTTTCCATTTGTATGTGTTTAGCTTTCCAACCCCATTTTTTTGAAACTCTTGCCCAACCAGGTCTTACCCAAAAACTTAATTTTTTGCATCCATTTAGTTTAGCAAATTTTGTAACAGTATTCACTATCTTGTCCTCCCATAAATGCCTTTTTCTTCCCGTACAGATAATAGCTTCGAGTTGGCTGTAGTTAGGTAAGGCGGCAATACGAGTTACAAATAATGCAAAGACTTGGTTTAATTCATCTTCGTCACTACCAAATACAAGAAACATTTGTGCCTCGTCTTTTTTAAGTAATTCTTTTATATATTTAGGCTCAGCAGAACCACCTGAATACTTTAAGGCCTCTGCAACCATAAAATCACATAAAGGCCAAAACTTATCTATATATTTTGGCTCAACTGATAAAACAGATATGTCAGGTTTAATTGGCTTTGGCTTGTGCATTTCTACTTCCCTCTAATAAATCAAAAACTCTTTTGTATCGTTTTTGTTGTTCGTAGAAGTATCGTGCACCTTTTTCACGCATGTCTTTGAAACTCTCTGGATTCGCACCTGCTATGATTCCTGCGCCTAATACTCCATCTGCTCTTGTTACAAATTCTCCATCTGCTAATTGAGCTAACATTGTATCTTCGTCTTTGTCTCCTGTGCCAGATCCATCTTCGACATAACCCGATGCTCTTACATAATTATGTGCATCGTCTTCGTCATGAGATCTTTTACTTGGAAGATAGTTTATACCACCTTCATTAAATCTTTTTACTTCTGCTAATCCACCTTCTTTTAATCTGGTATGCTCCATTGCATAAGGGCCTTGTCTAAAGTCACCTTGATTTGCTGGATCAGCTTCAGGTATGTATGGTTGATCAAAAACTTTTTCATCTCCTGTTACAGGATCAATATATTTAAAACCACCTCTTTGTTTTTGTAATTCTGCAACACCTAAATTGTAAGTAGGTGTGTAAATGTCTAATGGTTTAGGATCAAACGCACCACCGAAGTAAGTGGCCGCTGCGATTGCTGATGCCATTTTACCAGGACTAAGTTCCATTTCTCCTGTAGCTTTACCACCTACCCATCTTTCTCTTCTAAATAATTTATCAAACATAGATTGCAATCCACCGGGTGGATTATTGTTAATGGGGTTAGACGCGGCTGCGCCTGCTCTAGTTGTCATACCATATTCTGCAGGGCCTCTTAAATTTGCAAGTGTGCCTGTTTGTGTTGCTCCTTGATTTAGGAAGGGCATGCTAGAATACATACTTTGAACAA